CATCCCGGTAGTTCCGTAGATACGAACTCGATCACCAACAGAGTACCCGTGGCTATTCAGTGTAACAACAGCCGGGTTGGCAGCTGTAATAGCCGTTCCGGTTTGTTCAGCGCCGAGGGTTTGATTTCCTTGATCAATGCGAGTGAAGCCGCCGGATGTGATCACCTCAAGATCAAGCGCGTTGCTTGAGTTTTGTTTAGTGAACATCAAGGCGCTATCATCGGCGTAACCGCGTCTCCATTGGAAAATAATTCCCCTTCCGGTAGATTGCGTTGTTGCCGCTTGTGTATGGTTTTCAACTTCAAAGAAGTCGAAATCGGATCGCAAAGCGATATCTTTTGTTGAGCCGTCGGAAGTAAAATTCCCGGAGGCTACTAGATCTAAAGAACCCATATTATAACCTCCTTATACGCTCAATGTTGCTCTAAGATTAATTACCCAAGCATCGTTAGTGATTCTTGGCACTTCAGCGAATTTGTATCCTACCGAAGCGTTCAAAGCCAAAGGCCCGTCATAGATCGGCGGTCGGTAGATAAATTGCGCTGAGTATCCATCCTGTTCAATACAGGCGTAGGCTTCCATACCCGCTACGAAAATGTTGTAAACGTCATTGCCGTTCAACGAATCGTTAGCTGTTACGCTTCCAATGCTGGAAAGCAAAAAGCGGATATTGGAGATCGAACCCCATTCGGGACGCAGAGTCTTATCTTGGTTGGGATATTGTGCCTTAGCGATGAAGCCGGTGACTCTTTCCAAATCGCCAATAAGATCAGTGCTAGCCATAGCAAAGTATGCATCACGCACTGGCGCGGTTCCGAACTTGTCGTCCCCTTCGATGCTGTCAGAGATTGTATAAGCATTGTTGCCAGCGAGAGTTTTAATAACCTCATCAACATCGCCGCGCGCAATCTCTGTCGGGTTGTCCCCGTTTGTCCCGTTGGTACAGTTAATAAACGAAGCTGTAGACGCAAGCATGTTGCGTGTCAGTTCATCTTCTGTCTGACGAAGAGAAACCCCGAGTCTTTGAGCTGCTTCGTTAAGCACCTAACTGTTACTTTCCCCTCTCGGGTACTGACCATATTTCAATGGCGGGAAAGGCGCTTCGGCCTTTCCTCCCCTGGTTTCCTCAGGGGGTCAGACTATCGCATCCCCTTACGGGGCCAACACACTTAGTCGTTCACGGTGGCGATTAAATAGCTTTTCGTTTATCATTGCTGTATCATAAACGAGGTGACCATGGCAAAAATCGTTAAATTTTCTACCGATCAAACCCCTGAGCAACTTGCATATCTCGCCGGCATTATTGATGGCGAGGGTTGCTTTTACTTTGGCTGTGTTAAACAGGGACGATATGGAAACGGCACCCAGTGGCATTGTAAGCTTACCGTCAACTGCTGTGATAAATGTCTTATCGACTGGCTGAAGGACCTTTTTGGTGGCGCTCAGCAAAGACAATATCGTTACACCAGTAAACGAGCTTACGAACGCCCCACTTACACATGGGACGCCTCCGGTGCTCTCCTTGATTATATTCTTCTCAAAATACTTCCGTACTTGGTTATCAAAAGAGAGCAGTGCCTGACGTTTATTGAAATCCGTAAAACATACAGAAACATCGGAAGCAAGCGACTTCCTGACGAGGTCGTTGAAGAACGAACTCGACTCCTTTCTGTTATGCGTAATCTCAATTCTCGTTTTCACAATCATCCTCTAAAAACTACTTAATGGCCTTCCGCCCTGTCGCCTTGGCTACGCTGCTTTTGCGTAGCTGTAGGCTTCCAAGTCAATCAGTGCCGGTTTAGAGACCCCATGCTGTCGTTTAGGGTCTTGGTTTTGTAGCGTAACTTGTTCGTTAAGAACGACATAAGTTCCATAAAAATCCATCTTAGCGTCAATATCAATCGCCGTAAGCTGTTGCGGAGGCGGATAGACACCAGAGTTGCCCAGCGGCACAGTAGCCGTATTGAGCGGGTTATAACGACGCATCCGAAGCGTAGTACCCCCGTTTCGCGGCATGTTTTTCAACATCGCCGGGATCTTGTGAATCATATACGGGGTTGGGACGCTAAGGAGCTTATACGAAAAACTCTGCTGCACTGGTGCAGGGAGAGTCGTCGAAGTTGTAATGCTCATTTATGTTTCCCTAGTTTGTAGGGAACATTTAGCCTTGTCTTGCGGCCTGCATCATCTCTTGATAGAGTTGTTTTTTCAGATCGGGCGTTAAGCCTTTCTCAAAAGATGTTGCTTTGGCCAGAGATGAGCTTTGAGCGACTGAGCCGGGGCGATTTTGGTTTTGTTCCACCCGTTGCTTATATTCTGTCTGCTGCGCCGCCTCTGGGACGAATTTTTTTATGTATTTATATGCCGCAACTGCTTGAGCGTACTTATCGCCAATCTGAGACAATGCAACTGCAATTTCGGGCTCTTGTTCCCGTAATTGTTTTATATTTGCATCGGTAACAACAGCCTCAAAATCATTGAATTGCGACTTTAAGCGAGTAGGAAGCTCCTCTTCGGATCTTTTTTTTCGATCCTCTTCAAGAGCCTTTTTTACAGCTTCCATGGCTTGCCTTTCAGCAAGCTTTTTTGACTGCTCATAAGTAAGCCAGTCGTCGGGCTGGACGTCTGCAAACTCATCTACTTCAGGTTCAGCTTGCTTTTTTCCAGCTTCTATTTGTTGGTAAAGAATCTGTTCGTACTCTTCTTGTCGTTTTTTCTGCTCTTCAATGATGCGCTGTTGTTCCTCAAGCTTCTCGCGCATTGCCCGCCAATTCTTTTCTTGCTCAGTTTCTTGAACAGTTTCATTAGCGGTCGTTGCTTGATTGGCTTGATCTTGAGCTATGTTTTCGGCTTCGGGAGCGGCGGCCTCCATATTTTCGCCCAGGTTTTCAGCTTCAGACATATACTCTCTCCTTTGGCGTTGCGAGCGCCGTTACAGCAAATTGATAACCTGTCCATACTGCAGGACTTGCGAAAAAAGTTATCGCCGTTTTATATATAATTAAAATTTTACCTTGTCAACACGCAAAAAATAGGAAAAAATATGAAAAAAAACCGAAAGCAGGTGGGGCAAAGATATTTATTTTGTTACAATCATTGCCCTACTGATAAAAAAGGTTGGGTAGATGCTAATTTTTTTCTTCCCAAATCTTTTGATTTAGTAAGGCTGAGGATTGAAAGAAACGGAAAAAAACATGAGAAGACTTTCCCTGGATGGTATACCGGGACAAATTGGGAAGGTGCTAAGATAAAACCTGAAGATAAAATAACACACTGGATAAGGATCAAAGAAGATGAGTCTTAAAGTTACAAGATATAGTCCCTATCGCTCTACAAAAAGTAATGTGGTTGCTTTTGTAAGCTTTCATATTCCTGAGTGGGGATTATATCTAAATGATTGCAAGTACATTCGTAAGAAAAACGGAGGTTTTTTTATAAGCTTTCCTGCTAGAAAAATAGAATCTGATGACGGCGAAAAATATATTAGTTATTTTAGCTTTGAAAAAGAAGCTTTAGATCGTTTTCAAAACTCGGCTGAAAAAGCTATTCAAAATTTTATCAAAGATAATTCTTTGTCTTATTCAGAATGAAAAAACCCCGTGGTGGCACGGGGATCATTTTTTTATGATGAGAAAAACAAGTATGGTTTAAAATTTCACATCATGATATTTTATATTCGTTAAAATTTAAATTTTTAGACACAGACGGTTTATGGATAGACTGCAAGGTTTTATCCTATGCGAGTTGCATTTCATAATTTCTTTCAGAATCAAGAATTGGTAAAGCGAAAAGCTTTAATCATAAAATCAAACCAACCGAAAAAAAAAGGTAGTGAAGGAAAATGAGTTTACAAAACGGATATCCTGAGTTAGATAAATTGTCTGATACCGAAGGAGCGCAAATTTACCAAACAAAAAATTATGATAAATTTAACTTTTTAAAAGAAAACAGAGAAATTAATTCAAATCATATAAATCGCTTGTGCGACTCTATTTCTAAAAATAACAAATTACATCTGAAACCGATCATTGTTAATGAGAATTATGAGGTTATAGATGGACAACATCGTTTAACGGCTGCAAAAAAACTAGACGTTCCCATTTATTATCAAATTGATAAAAGCCACAACTTGAAAGACATCATCAATTTAAACGTTAACCAAGAACGATGGAGATTCGAAGATTATCTCAATTTTTGGGTTATGGAAGGAAAAACAGACTACATAAAGTTATATGAATTTTGGAAAGAGACTGAATTCACTTTGAGCATTGCATTAAGGTGGATGGGAGTTGGTGGACATGCTTTAACTTATTTTCGCGAGGGAAAGTATAAATTTTCAGTTTCTCACGAAATTTTAGATGCTCTTTTTCACACAAAAAATCTGTTAAAATTTCTTAATGAAAAAGGAATTTTAGAAAAAAGATTTAATTTTTCAGCAGCTTTTCATAAAGCGGCTAAAAAATTTTTCCTTTCCCCTTTTGTAGATGCCAATAGATTTTTTAATCGTCTAAAAGTTGCATATCATTTAATCACTTATCATGCTAAAGCTGACAACTACTTAGAAATGCTAGTAAAGGTATATAATTATGATGTACGTCAAAACAAATTAAAAATGATAACGGAAGGAAAATCTATAGAAATTTGTCAATGAGTGCGCATTTTTACTTAAAATGTTGAAATTTTATGATTTTTTCAACAAATTAGGCCAAAAATAACCTAAAAATTACGGGGTTAGATTTAAAACATAAGAATGATTATCAGACGTTGTTGCTTATTTTCTTTCATTATTCAACCTTTTCCCCTTGATAACGCTGATCTTTAAGTACGCAAAAGTCTTTTGAAGAAAAAGCTCCTTCAAGCCGGCAAAGGCGGCGGTCTACATCTGTCAACTTTTCATCTAACTTTCCAAGATCCTGTTTTAACTCATTACGGAGAGATCCGATGTCTTGTTTTGATTCATTCCTTGTGGTACCTATCTGTTTTAACATGTAAAACATAATTGCCCACGTTCCCGCAAAACCGCCAACCATCTCCCAAATTAAAACGTCTATCTTTTCCATGTGATTAGCTTTTATTAGTAAAATCGAATAAACGATAACCTCCACATCAATTCAGGTCAAGCAGCGGGCACGCTATTAGGAAGTTTTTTTCATATCTTAGTAAAGATTTCACGTAAATCGAAAAGCTGTCGCGATAGGATTGAAACCAGTAAGATTGAAGCCTAAGAGTACACGTGTTATAGCTTTTAAAGTTCTTTAAGATCTCTGACAATCTTATCTAATTTTTCATAAATGACGATTACAAGATCATCTAATGGATTTTGAACAAAACTTTTATATTCATCATCACGTATAATAAGAGTAAGGTTTGTGATAAGGCCTTTCACTCGATGAACTTCATCACAAATAAATACCGGGGATACTTCTTGCTCAATCATTTTTTTCAATATCCTTTGAAATTTAGTCTATTTTGTAACTAAATTAGCTTAATTCTTGCATAGCTTCCTGCTTAACAGGGGAATAATCTACCATTTAGCTACAGGATATCTTAAAAATCTTCGTAAGCTTTACTATTTTTCCTCTGTTTTTCGGAATTAGCTTGATTGACTTCCTTTGTCAAACTTGTAACTTTTTCCCCTATATTTTCCAAAGAGTTTATCAATTCATCTAAAATTAACATCATTTTATTTTTTTGATCTAAATCTTTCACTCAATCCCCCGGATTTGGTCCAAAATGAAATTTTGTTAAGTAAGGATAACTTTTTTGAATTAATTTTTTTAAATCTTCTGCTAGTTGATGAAGCATTTGTGGGATAGATGTTCCTGAACTTTCAATAACGTGGTCTTCTACTTCAATTGTGATTTTGAAAACTTTTACTTCATCATATACAAAAACCTCTCCTTTTGCTTCTAATCTTTCTGTCGTAAACTCGTGCATCTTCTTCAACATTTTTCACCTAATTTCTGTAACATTTTGCAGATTGAAAAATAAAATGGTAATGATAAGATGCCTATATGGTCAAAAAAAAATATCAAAATCCTTCGGGCGGCTTAAATGAAAAAGGACGCCGTCACTTTGAAAAAACCGGAAAAAGTAAAGACTTAAAACCTCCGGTCACTAAAAAGGAAGCAAAAAAAAGCCCGAAAGCTGCCGCACGTCGCAAAAGTTTTTGTGCGCGGATGTCGGGCATGAAGAAAAAAAACACCGGAAGCAAAACCGCTAACGATCCCGAAAGCCGTATTAACAAAGCTCTGCGTAAATGGGATTGCTAGGCCGCAAGCTCAATCTTGTTTGAGTTTTTCCAATTGTATATACCAATTAAACACCTAAACCATCCTTCAATAGTGGCCTGAGGTTTTATATCAAACCATCGGTTCTCAAGCTTGCTAAAAAACGTTATTGAGTCGCAAGTTTCATTCATCATAAGCATTCGAAAAGCTACGCAAAAATGATACGTCATAAACATACTACGCGGTTTAATTTTTCTTTCCTCTACAAAGTCTCTTAAATGAAGATAGGTATTGCAAATTTTTTCCATTTGTTTTTTGTTGTCGGGCAGTTTGAAGTTACCTTCTTTAATTTTTTCAAAAGCACTTCCAGATTTATTGCCAAACAAGAGGCCGCAGAGAGCTTTTGATTTAATATCAAGCATCTCCATAAGATTTATAAATTCAATATAATTTTCGTTATGATCTTTTTTAGCATATAAGTTTAGATAGTCCTCAAGAGTCCATTTTTTTTGATTAATGTTGGCATCCATTATGTGAGTATAAGCTTGCTTTTCATCTTTACCTTTTGATACTACATAGTAAATAGGCAGATCTAGCCCTTTTGCAGCCGCGAATCTGTGCTGACCATCTAAAATGTAGTAATCTTCGTTAACTATGATAGGATGCAATTGTAATCGGTTTTCTTTCTGCATAGAAGCTATAATATTTTTTAAATTACGCTCGTCGATAGGGCGATTGCCCTCCAGTCTTTTAAAAAGGTGATACATTATTGTTTTATATATTTGCATTTTTAGCCTCCTGTAACGGGGAATGAATTTTTTAAATATGTACTCTGCTTTATCAAAGGTACATTTTAGCTTTCGCATAAAAAAATAAATTGACAATTGGCGGCGTTCTTTGATAGATTCGCGAATAATACGCAAGTCATACTTGTTAAGTTTATATACCTTCATGAACACACCTATATATCGGGGGAGAGAAACTTTTCGACACTCCTGGTTTATCCCCCGATTTTTTTAAGCTTCCAGGACTTCGGCAACTAAATCATATTGAGAATAATCATTGAGAATAGCCGCAAGTTTTGCATTTTGCGCCTTTGTCTCAATCAAAGATTGCCTTAGTTCATCGAGTTCATGAAAAAGCCTTTTACGAACGCTATTATGAGATTCGCGAAGGCTTGAAACTGCCTCCCAAATTAAATCCATTTCAGATTTTGGGCGATCAAATAGATTTAGCTGTTCCAGCTTAAATTTTTTCTTCTTCATGAACAAACCCGCTGTTTTTTAAAAATTATTATTCGGGATACTTTTGTATCATAGAAGAATATAGAGAGCCTCTTATAAACTCAAGGACAAATTTCAAAAGATGTTTTTGATCGTCTACAATCGATTCAGGATTATCCCACATCCAAAGAGTTGTATTTTTATCAGGAATGCACCAAATGAACTCAAGATTGCCGGTCGATGGGTAGTATCTCCAAACCGTCTGATCATAATCTGGAGTAGGTAAAGTTTGTCGTCCAAAAAAGTAACGGCGAACAACATTTTCTAAAAGTCGCTCTTTTTTGTGTAAAATAACGATGTAGTAAGGATCTTTCCAGTTGCAATGTGGTTTTGCCAAAACGCATTTTTCAATTTCTTGAAAATATTCTTTGTCAACTTCACGCTGTGTATCAACAATACCTTGCTTGGTATCTTTTTTTAAAATAAGATCGCGGGCAATCTCACCTACGGTTTTATTTCTTTCTTCAATCACAAGGCCCCTTGACGCTTAAAAAGCGCCCGTAAATACGGGCGCGGATAAATAGAGTCAGAAAAGGAGAAAAAGGACTCTATCTTTTACTTCTGTATTGCTCATTCACTTCGTTGTATCTAATTGGAAGCGCGTTTTCCGGAGTTGCCGCCGGATTGTGTTTTTGATGCTTTTTCATTTCTTGGATAAGCTCTTTATTGTTTTTGCAACGCTTATCAAGAAACGGTTCTATGTAATCGGATTTCATTATTTACGAATCTTTTTTGCGTTTTCTTTAGCGAACATATCAATACCCTCGATAGTATCTTTGTAATCACCATCCAAGCCATAATCAGCTTTTGGGTATTCTTTCATAACTTTTTCTTCGGGCATATTTGCAAATGAGTCGGAATGCATTTTTTTCTTGTAGCTCGACTCGTGATACATTTGAGTTTCATCCTTAGCCATTGTTTTTCCTCATATTAACCTAGGTTTTGTAAAGCTTCTATTCCACCCACCGTTTCTCCTAAAAAAGCGGAAGGGATGCGCTGGGCCGCAAGCTCTTCTTGTTCTTCTATCTCGGCCGATGCTTGCATATCCTGTCGCACTATATTGGCTATACTAATTAATTTTTGAATTTGATCCAAGTCCATAGATTCAAGTTCTTTTATTGCTTTTGCATAATCAAGCGTAGATTTGCTTCGATTCTCTCTTGCATCTGCAATTCTTTCAACGGCCAAAGCGCGGTTTTCCTCAACGCGTGAGAGTCTTTCTACGCTTAAGCCTTGATCGGCTTGAGCTTTGCTATTAAACGCGTTTATTTCAGCATCCAATAGTTGTTGTTGCTGCTGGGCTTGTGCCATTTGCATTTGCTGTTGCTGCTCTTCTTGCTGTTGTAGTTGTTGAATAAGCTCTTGTTTATTCTGGATAGGAGCACATTCGAGAAGAGAAGCTGCCGGAATGGGCATTCCGTCTTTCCATAGGGTGTAGAGTTGCATAAACTGCATTTGTTTTTGCGTTGCGGTTTCTGCTCCTTCTTCGACGCGGATATCGTATTCGGGGAATATTCCAAACTGAAATTCAGGAGCCGGCTCTTCTTCTAGTATTTGAGTAAGTTTGCCTATACTGTAATTTTTATAGGCGGTTACAAGCATGATCTTACCGCACATTTTTGTTGCGAAATCGAGTTTATCAAAAAGAATTTGAAGGGTTGTAAGTCCCGCTCCCTGTCTTAACATCGAAAGAATTCCCGCTTTATCATCATCAGCAGATCCTAGCAGTTCTTCGTTGACTCCGCTAATTTCCATAATCTCGCGACCTAATATCTCGGAAAGCTGAATCATTGAAGGCGGAACTTGTGCGGGTTGAATTTTCTCAACATCGGTCATTTCTGCTTCTTGCTTGATAGCTAAACCTTTTCCCTGTCCTTCCAAAAATATATCATTGGGATTTACCAAGCTGTTAGGTTTATACTTCCAACCGGAGTTAATTTGGCTTTCCATGATGTCAAGCTCAATGATCTTGCGTCGGTTATACAGAAACTGCGCATCGCGCAAGTTTCGAACAACGCCTTGAACGCGCCAAGGGAAGTATGGAATTTCTGGTTCATAATAGCCTAAAAAGCAAGCGAACGGGAATTCATCAATTCCCAGCTGATTAGGGCCGTCATACATAAGCTTTCCATCAACGAGAATCGCCATTCTAATAGTTGGAACGATCGTTTTCTTTACGATTACATTTGGATTAAAACTCAAAAATAACTCTAAATCTTCATCTTTGCCTTGCCACTCTTTAGTAAGCCGGGTGTTGGTTTCAATCAAAATCTTAGCTTCGCGCGTATCACGGTAATAATACTCGTCATAGGTAAAAAGATTTTCAATACCGTAATTGTAGTTTTCTGCCATAAATTGAAAACGTCCGTCTCTATTGCCGCGGGGGTTCATTTTGTCTATTTCAGAGGCCCGTTTTGGAAGTAAAAGTTTGACGTAATCTTTGCTTAGCCATTTACGCCGCCAAATATAGTTACAGTCGGATAGGTCTTTCTCCTTAAAGTAAGGGTCGATAAGAAAACTGTTATAAGGCACATGATCGCATTTAAGATCGCCGCTCTCAGGGTCAAAGGTATAGTCCAAGTAAAAGTGCAAAAGGCTCATACCGGTAGTCACTGATCCCTTGTCAAATGCTTCGCTTATCTTGTCATATAGATTTGATTTGTTCGCCATCGCAAACAAAAGCTTTGTGTTTTGACTAGAGAGAAGATCATCATTGCTTCCCACGGGGTAGGTGACTAAAGTCTTTCTATTGCGTCTTTGATATCCTGTTATCAAGTTGGTAATGCGTCGAATACGGTTAAAGTAAAACTGCTTGCGGCGAAAAGCCGGAAGGTTTCCGTAATAGTCGTTCCATAAAGTTTGATCTCCAGCTTTAAATCGCGTGTCGATGTCGGCTTCTGTCCAATAGGCTAAATTTAGAGTGCTCGCCTGATTGTACGTATCATCCATCATCTTTTTGATAGAACGCTCTTGTTCGCCGCCATCTTGATAGTACCAGTCTTGAGTTAGATTTTTTGTCAGCATTAAAACTTTGATCCTAGCATTGTGGTTTGATCGTCACGAAAAAACGCGGGAAGCTCTTGAGATACTCCCATTGCATCGCTCCAGAGCTTGTCGAGCTCTTTGGCTGTGAGCTCTTCGTCGTATTGTTGGCCTAAGGCCGTATAAAGCGCATAACGCAAGCTATCTAAAGCGTGGTCATTTTCCTTAATGGGTTTGTCTTCTCCCTTAGATGAAGCTTTTTCATCCCAGCGGTACGTTTGAAACTCACGGATAGTATTCTTACAGTTAGAGCAAACTTTAAATGTTCCGTTTGCCAATAACTTCGAAACGAATCGAATTCCGTTTAAAACGTCATGGTTTGCGTCGTAGATACCGGTTATTCCCTGCCGCATCATCTCAAGCTTAAGCGATGCCGCCGAGGGGTCTACATAAATAGATCTTACCGTTCTGCCTTTAATAAATTCTGCCATATCCTCTGCGTAATCGGTATCGGTCTTTTGCCGCTGGTGCTTTTGGCTATCGTAAAAGTATTCTTTCTCCATCCACATGTTAGGAAAATACCTCTTGCTATAGCCTATCATTGTAAAGGCTGTTGGATTCTTAGTGCCGTAGTCTACCCCAACTATATAATGATCGGCCGGTCCCGGCGGAAGAGCTATAACATGCGTCTGTTCATCGAAAAAATCATATACCGTACCCTCGGCTAAAACCCACTGTCCTTCAATAAATCTTTTATACCAAAGCCCTGTATATTCTGCTTTCAAATTTTTTATATAGTTTTCGCTCAAACTTGGGTTATCATCTAAGTTAAAATGCCACACTTGTTTTTCGAGATTTTCGTTTTCAATGATAGTAGTTTTTAGCCAATGGAAGGGGCTGTCGGGGTTCGTAGTTCCAAAAAGCTGTGCTCCGGTAACACTTAAGCGGGATAAAAGCATCATAAAGAACCCTTGCGGAATCTGTGTTATCTCATCGACATAGGCAAGGGCAACCGTTGATCCTCGCACCTTCCGTTCTGAGCGGTCATCGTTTGCCCCTACAAAAAAGATTGTGCGCCCAAAAATGCTCATCTGCGTAGTTTTTGGAGTAGGGACGGGAAAACCAAGCAACGTGCAAAGCTCAATTAAAACGTTACGTTGAATGGCGTCGCGAGAGACTCCTACAATCATAGCGTTTCCTGCCGGTCCGTCCCTGAGTGCTTTTATAAAAGCGATGATGGAGGCAAAAGTTTTTCCTGAGCGAACAGAGCCTTCCCATATGCAAAGGCGTGCTTTTGACTCCCGGATAGAATCGATTTGTTTTTTACTGAGAGGTTCCGGATGCATCTTTTGCCAAGAAATCAAGGATTTTGTCTAGGCGTGGGTCAAGCTGATCGTTAAGCTCTTTTGGTTCTTTTTGTCCAAGGCGATTTTTTCCAAGCCAAACTAAAAGGGTGCGATCGCCTTTCATAGCCATTTGATATTGCTTCGCGCGTAGCAGAGCTTCGCCGCGGGACTTCTTTTGTTGGGAATATGCGGAAAAATTGACTTTATGATCTACTTCGCAGCGGTTATATAAAGTATCTGCGGCAATGCCTAGAAAGCCGGCAATCTCGGAGCCTGTACAGCCGGCTTCTAAATAACGATCTACTTCGGACCAATCTATGTCTGCTTGTGGTCGGCCTGCCATACTTATATTTTAATCCAATGCCTTCAAGCGTTTTACTAAGGTTGCTTTTTCCCTTTTATTTGCTTTTGTATCTTGTTGCCCGTTGTATTTTTTGCTCAATTTTGATTCGTAATCTCGAGCCTTTTTACTCTTCTTTAAAGATTGACTTATCTTTTTTTTCTCTGCTTTTACTTCTTCTGGGGACTTGTACCATTTATTCCATTTTTTATTTTCCATAATTAATACCTCTTTAAATTAATTTGTTTTGTTTAAAATTTCTCCGTTCTTTTTTATTATAGCTTCTTTGTTATTCTTAATCATGTATTTAGTCCATCTTTCTACTATAATATCACAATACGCCGGGTCTAGTTCTAAACCGTAGCACGTACGGCCAAGCTGTTCGGCGGCAATAAGCGTTGTTCCAGAACCTAGGAAAGGGTCGTATACCTCTTCGCTTGCTGCGGTGTTATTGCGTATCGGTCTTGCCATGCATTCGATCGGCTTTTGCGTGCTGTGGGCGGTTCTATCTTCTCCATCTTCTTTTGATTTGCCAAAAGCATTAAGATTCGATATCTCCCAAATAGTTGTTTCCTTGCGACTTCCTTGCCAATTATGCTTATGGCCTTTTTTGACGGCATAAAGACAAGTCTCGTGCTGCCAATGATAATCGCCTCGAGATAATGCAAAATTTTGTTTGACACATATAATTTGAGAAACTAATTTAAATTCATTTTCTATCAAGCTTTTTTCAACTTCGGAATGGTAAAGTGAAGCATACCAAACATAAGCTACCGACCCGGGAAATAAATGCCAGGCCAACGCCCAATTAACTTGGTCGTCGTTTTGGACTTTTCCATAGGCTGTACACCCTTTACCCGCCGCACCTCTCCAACTCGCATCATAATTCACCCCATACGGCGGATCAGTCACCATAAGGATAGGCTCTGCGCCGTTTAAGCACTTCTCTACGTATTCGGGCAAAGTACTATCTCCGCACACCAGTCTATGACCGTTGAGCTCGTACACGTCGCCAAGCTTCGTTTTCGGGTCTTTCGGCGGCTCTAGCTTTGCGCTGTCCTCATCCTCTTCAAGGTGTTCAATTTGTTCAATCTCTAAAGCAAGCTCCTGCGGATCAAAACCCCAAGAAATGAGGTCTAACGGTTCCCATTCGTTTGCCAAAATGTCAAAATCCCACTCTCCCGTATTCCGATTTAACCGTATGGAAAGCTCTTCAATTTCTTTTTCCGTTAACTCACGGTCGGGAACGTAAACATCGGCTTTTTTATGCTTTAGCTTCTTCAGGGTTCGTAAACGCTGATGGCCGCCGATTACAAAACCATCTGGTGTGACTACAAGCGGCTCGCATTGACCAAACTTCTCTAAAGAGATTTTTAAGTGTTCGGCTTGCTCTTTGTTTAGCTGTCTCGGGTTTTTAGGATTTTCTTTTAGATCGGAAAGAGATCTTTTTTGCAGTGTCCAACTGATACTCATGTAAAACCATTTTTTCACAAGAATAGAGAGGAGATGCTATTGTGTCAAATTAATATTTAAAAAACACCTTGGTGTTTTCTAGACTAGCCCTCAAAAACACTAGGGTGTTTTTTAGAGTTGTGAACTAAAGAGAAGCAAAAGATCCTAGATCAGTTAGAGAAACTCGATACTAAGTTGTGGTCAATAACCGCAACATCATATATCTTAACAATATCATATCCAACTTTGATATGTTTTCAGCTTTTGTAAAAGATTGTATAAGAACTCAAGAAAAGGACAACAAATGAACGAACAAGAAGAATTACTAGAATCAAACCTAGATCTAGAAGATCTTTTGGATGAACTTTTAGATTAAAGATAAAGAATTCCCTGTTTTATTTTTAGCCCTTCTTGAATGAAGCGCAGGGCGTTTTTGGCTTCCTGTTCATTTTCATAGGGAATTAACAAATCTGCAGAACTTTCAGTCCCAACAAAATATAGAGTAACTCCTATTACATGAATTTTTTGAAAGTGATTAGTGTTATACAGAGTTTTATTGTGAATAATCCACATTAATTATCTCTTAGTTAAGCAACGGTTTTTATAAAAAAGTAAATAACTATCCAAATAGGAATGGATAGCGTAATTGATAAAATTCCTAATTGAATCAAGTTTTTTCCACAGATTCACTCTTGAATTAGCTCTTTTAGATTTTCCTCTACGAATGCTAGTTTTTCATACATCACAAAGATTAAATCTTCCGCAGAGTTGGAAAAATAATCTTTATCATCATTAATTTGGATGATCAAAGAAAGACAGTTTAGCAAACCTTTTAAAAGATGAATTTCATCAATAATTGAAACTGATTTAAAAAAATTTTTCTCGCTTCGATTTTTTTCAAATTTTTTGAAATACTCTTTTTTTATTTTTAGTGCATCAAAACTTTCTAGATTGCTGTCAAGAATTTCATTCATTAGGTAGAAATCATAATGAGAAAATTTGTGTTCAGATTGCATTAGTATTTGTCGTGTATTTATTTTTTTGATTTGTTTCTTTTTTTTCCTTTTCCGGCTTTATTCAAGCTAGCGGCAACGGCCTGTTTTTTTGGGTAACCGGCCGCTACCATTTCGCTTATGTTCTCGCTGATAACTTTTTTACTTTTTCCCGGTTTTAGCGGCATCTTGTTCGACCTGAGCTTGAGTTTTGATATCCCCGGCAACACAAAATTTTCCTGAACATGCTGACATAATACATGCTAGGATTACAAAAACAAATATTTTTTTCATAAAATCCTCATAAGTTTAAGGTAGATCAAAGATACTATAAGGTAATAGCTCAGTAGCAATCCTGAGACGATCAAGATCAGCATTTTTTCTTTTTTTTAAGTGCTTTCGTCAATTTTTTGTCTTCACGAATACTCTTTTTGCTTTCTGAAATATCGTGCTTCAGATGGGTAAGAACCTTTTTAGTTTTTTCATTTTTTTTCATTGTGCAAACGCTTTTATTTGGCTGCTTTAAGCTTGCTTGTTTATTCAAAGATATAGCAAGTTATAGCCGCTTATAAGAAAATTCAGCTATAACTTACTTTTTTTTCATAGACTTAACAGCGCCGTATTTACGCTTGCCCATCGCTTTTTCCATCCCTTCGGACTCTTTTCTACGAGAGGCCATAGATTGTTTTTTCTTGCCTTTGTTCCGCATGCCCAGGCTTTCGTCTAGTCGGTCATTGTATCCTTGTTTTTTTCTCATTTCGCATCCTTTACGTAAAGTTTGTTTTTGAACGAACTATAACAAAGGGACCATTTATTCAAAATTTTTTTTATGATCGTGAAAGATCTCGATCGTTATAAAAGCGGGACTCCCTTTTTTCTGGTCATATTCAAACCTCATCTGCCCTTTTCCGTCGGCATGTCCGGGTTTATATCCGGGAAGGATCAGGTCTGCGATCACATCCCGGATTTTCTTAAAAGCGAAAATGAGATTGTCATCGTCCATTTTGCGGCCGCTGTAGCGCGTTAAACGCACGAGGCAGGGTAAAGATACCCTTGGGTTGTTTTGTGCCCGCCAAGCGGCTTTAATCGCCCATTCTTGGCCTTTCTGCCTTCGATGCCGATGCCTCCAATGCTGGTGCAGGTTTGCTTCGCTTTTCAAAACTAAGGGAATCGTAAGCTTAATCAAGGGTTTCCTGCCTAAGGTCGGGAGCGTCTGGAAGATAAAGAATTGTGTTCCTTGCGGCAAAAAGTCTGCTGTGTGTTCTTGGCCCATACACTTCTTTGATCTCCTGCGGGCTCAAGTTGGTTGAGATGTAAGTAGGTTTTCCATTGCTGAAACGCTGGTCGACAAAATCAAAAATGATATCAACTCTCCATTCCGTCGATTTGGAACTTCCCAAATCGTCTAAAATCACAAAATCGTCATCTGTTAGCATTTTAAGCTTCGAGGCATAGTCACCCCCTACCCCTTCTCCGATGTGCTCTCTAAGGGCCGAAAAAAGGCGTTTTTCAGGCCATGCGCGGCACGATTTAAAGTTCATCATGCCGTAATGTAGCAAAGCTGCTGCCATGTAGGTTTTTCCGCAGCCTACGGGACCCGAAAAAAGAAGAATGTTTTTGCGGCTTTTAAGCCAGTTTAAGATTTTTCCGTGTTCTTGTCCGGCATCTCCTCTAACATTTCCAAGAGTGACTTGTCGGTACTCGTCCCCCAGAACCTCGGCTTGGCATTGCTCGATGAATCGTTCTCTTTGGTTTTGAGTTGTGTTTTGCATTCTTTTTTCTCCTTTTTTTCCCGGGTAGCTAAAAATTCTCTTCTTTGTTTGCGTATTCGTAAATTGTTGATAATCCCTTCGATCAGCGCAAAAAAATCTGCTACTGGCTGTTGACGGGCTAAGACTACCTCCCAGGCCTCGTTCATCTCCTCGGCAGTCCAATCCCGGTTTGCAAGCACCGCGTGTTCAATCATCTTGTCCTTGGTGACAACAAATTTTTCTCCCTCGAATGAAGAAAGAGTCTTTTCTCGCGCCTGATGGCTCCGTGAGGAGCCTTCGGCGCACAAACCTTGTTTCTTACTTAGTTGTTTCTTATATATAGACGCTGATCTTTGGGTAGAAACCTCGACGTCGGTTGTGAAAGACGTGGTATTTTTTTCTTTAACTTCCCTCTCTTGTAAACTTTTTTCTTTAAGGTAGAAAAGATCGGTGTAAATTTTTCGATCCCACAAAAACCCGTTTTTTTGTGTCACACGGTAAATTAGATTTTCATCTTCTAGTTTTTTCAATTTGCTTTTTAATTCTTGTATAGAAACTCCCATCAGATCGGCTAAATATTGATCTTTCGCCCAGCAGTGCCCTTTTTTGTTGCTAAGATTTGAAATGTGTGCGTATAATATCATTTCGGAAAAATCAATATTTTTGTTTTCTATAACATGTGCGGGAATGGTGAAGTAAGCTCCTCCTCCCGCATTTTTTATGTCATTTTCAAACTCTTTTCTATTTTCGGTTTGCATTAATTAGCTTCTCCTTTTTCCAAAAAATCGTTCACTAAAATTCTTCGATGCCAAAACATCCCGTCTTTTTGAGTTTCCCGGTAAATCCAGCCGCACTCTTCTAATTTTTTTAATCTTGCTTTTAGGCAGCCTAAAGAGATTTTCTGTATTCCTGCTAAAAATTTATCTGTTTTGGTATACGCTCCATATTCTTCGCAAAATTTTAAAATCCACGCATAAAGAACACGCTCGCTGTCGCTCAATCGCGGATCGTCTAAAACTTCGAGCGGAATCTTTAAGTAAAAATTCTCTAAATCCATGAACACTCCTAAAAGATTGTAAATAATTTATTTAAATATGTTTTCCTTGAAAGTTTATCTTAGCTTCATTCATACTGTGGCCGAGTCGCAAGGCTCAAAAAGGAATCGAATAAAAAAGGGGTTTGTCTATTTTTTTGGCCCTTTTTTTGGGTTTAAAGCCCATTCATTTATTCCTTTTGTTTGTGTGTTAATCTAAGGTTTAGTTGCCCCGTGTGAACGGGGCTTTTTTTATTTTCTTTTCTTCAAATCGGTTCTTAACGGAGGTGAAACGAACTTTCCAAAGTCTGCTCTACTTTGTCCTTTTTTGTGAAACGATTTTTTCCTTTTTGGGCTCTCATCAATTTCTTTTTTCCATTTTTGGTAAAGGTTGTACTTTTTCGTTAACTCTTTTTGTTGTTCGGGTCCTAGATGCCAAAAACGAAATTCTGTCATCGTTGCAGGAAAAAGTTTTGGAAAATCAAACGTTTTAAAAAACTTTTCCCCCTCTTTTTTTAGCTCCGATTGTATTGCTTTTTGCAACTCATACATTTTACTTCCCATTGAAACCGCAGGGAAGGTAACGCGCTCTTGGCTTTCATGATCAAAGCTATTCAGCAAAGGATCTAAAACGCGGGTCTCGCCGTCGACTTTTGTTTTGATTTCAAAGCCTCGAATGTCCAAATCCCAATCTATGATATATACGTGGCCGCTCATGCTTAAATTGCGGCCGCGGCGGCCGTAAAGGGGATAAATTCCCACTATTTCAAATTCAGGTACTTTCATTTTTTGCTTTCTCTTGTATTAAAGGGTAAAATTTTCTAAAACGATCCGTTAAAATTGTATGCCAGCTGAGGCTTAAATCTATCGTATCATATGCTGTTTTCCCAAAATAATTTTCAAACTCTTCAAGCTCTTTCTCCACGTCGAAACCTTCCGTGCCTTTGAGCGAGATAATAAGATTTTTTGCTTCTTGATAGGAAAGCTCCAAGTTATTCACAGCAAGCGAAACTTGATATCCCAGGTACTCGTGCAGGTTAGGCGTTTTAGCGTTTCCCTGTTCTTTTTGAACGATCTCTTTTTTTACTTTGCTTACGATAAAAAGAACTTCGTAATCAAAAAATATTTGTGATTCGGAAAATTCGCCGTTTCTCATCGGGTCTTCAAAGTTTCCGTTAAAATATCTTTTACATCTTAAAAGAGCGTCGCGATCATAAATTGTACCCCAAGGAGTTCTAACCGGATCGACAACTACTTTTTGTGAAATCGGGCAAACAAATTCTTGTAAAATTTCATGTTCTTGAAGTTTTTCATCAATAATTTCAAAATAACCCTCTTTCGTTTTTTGCAGCTTCCATTCCCACATATCCTCAGATTTTGTGATAAATTTCATAGTAAAGCCGCCGCCGAAAAGAGCTCCCAGCCCCACAGAAAAAACGCGAACAAAAAGTTGAACATCGTCAGGAAGTTTGACAATTCTTAGAGCTTTTCCTATTAAAAGATCTGCAGCTTTTGCACCCGCGGCCATTCCCATAGTAGATTGAGTGATTAAGTTAAACCAAAAATCCGGGCACTTTGGAGCTTTTTCACTTAGAAACATATCGTTTCTTTTTTTCTGTGTTTTTAGATCCGGGTTGCCTAGAAAAAAAGAGCTTACATCACTAAAAGTTCTAAAAATCAAAGGTCTGTTTTGCATTTTTTACCCCTTGGAAAGTTTTATGATTACCGGTTTTATAACGTTAACTAAATATATAATCAAAAACAGAGAATTTACGATTTTCACCACTTTTGACAGCTTCGAATAAACCGGAGCAAAAGGGTGTAAAGCATGTATTTGATTTCGTATTTCAGATTTTTCAAAAGGGGTCAAATACCAATGACTGTACTTATCTGCTTCAAACAATCGGCCAAGGTATTGGATTTGGCTTTGTGCCGGCATAATGGCTACATTTGCAGGCAATTGATGTATCTCCCCTCGCCAAAAATAACAATTTTTTAAGCCCTGAATCAAATAAGGGGGTTTATAACTAGGTAACGTAACATCGGGGTGAGCTCTTTCCATTTGGCGAACAAAAGCTCTTGCGTCATGTGTAGCTTGCATAATACCTCGTAATATAATTTTTTAGTTTTTTATGTAGCTTTTGACTATAGAGAATGATCTTTTTTTCCGTCATTTGTTTTTAGAATTTTTTCCAAATATCCCGGCCAAATCACCTCTACTCGATTGACTTCTCCTTCCGTAACGGCCTCGACCCTTTCGGCGATTTTTTTTCCAAAATTTCCTTTACCAAGTAGGTAAAAACGTAAAAGTCGATAGGTTATTCCTAAACGTTTTGAAGCCTGTAAAATTGACAAGTTTTTTTTCTTCATCCATGTAGGTAAATCCATAAAATCTCCTTAAAAAAATGATTGTTGTTGCAAATATTGAACCACTTTAGGACAATAAATGCAACACACAAACAAAAGGAGATCTTATGGTTACCGATTACAATCAAGATCACGGCGAATGGAAAGTTCAATACTATTTTGACTCCTCAAAAGATGCAGAAGAAAAGCTCTTAGAGGCGCAAGAATGGTTTGAAGGAATCATGGATGCCGTTTACAAAACAGGCAACATCGCCGATCTTGAAAATTGTCTTGAAGAACTTGGCTGCCGCCTAAATATGAACATACGCATGAACGAGCCAAAACTTGAGAAAAAAGGCTCGGATAAACTTTTTCATTTTGCCGCGGGATATCAAAAGGCGGTTGCGGATCAACTCAGCACAAATCATGCATTTAAGGAGGCCGCACTATGAGCCAAGTTATCAAACTTAATCACAGCGCCGAAAACGGCGCTGTGCATTTTACCGAGGAACAAATTGAGATTATAAAAAACGTAGTCGCTCCGGGTCTTACTCAACAAGAATTTGAAATGTTTCTCTATATCTGCATGCGTCATAAGCTCGACCCCATAGCACGCCAGATTTACGCCATTAAGCGCAAAAATCAAATGACAATTCAAACGAGCATTGATGGCTTTCGCTTGATTGCAGAGCGCACAGGAAAATACGCGCCCGGAAGGCCGACAGAATTTACACATGACGATAAAGGCGCTCTTATCAGTGCTACGGCATATGTTAAAAAACTCGTTGGAACTACCTGGCATGAGGTCGCGGCGATCGCTTACTTAAGAGAATATTTTGGAACCTCTCCCTTATGGGCAAAAATGCCCCATGTCATGCTTGAAAAATGTGCTGAGGCAAGAGCATTGAGACGCGCTTTCCCAGGGGACCTGTCGGGTCTATATTCTGAAGATGAAATGGACCAATCGCAAAAAAGCGAAGCAAACTCAGAAAAAAAAGAAGAAGAGCCTAAAGAATATATACCCTTAGATAAAGTCCAAGAAATCGAAGAGTACTTCAAAGCTTTACCAAACGGAGAAGATCTAAAAAAAAGGATGTTGCAGTTTTGCGATGTTTCTACTGTAGCCGATCTCGAACCAAAACAAATGAAAGCCTGCGCAAATTTTATTCGCGCTCATAAGGAGAAAATAAAATGAAGTTTTTACAATATGAAAAGTTGCCGAATATAGGTCTTATAAATCTTCATAACAATAACCTAATTGAGCTTTCCATAAATTTAGAAGATCAGGTTTATAGAATTAATTTAAATACAGATAAAAGATCGCTTTTTTTGATTTCTTGCGAAAGCTTGCATGATGCAGAAAATTTTTGCAGAGCTTTTATTTGTGAATTTGAGAAGGAGATAGAATCGAAAAATAAATTTATATCTTTAATTCGACTGATTAATATTGGGATGCTAGAAACCATCAAGGGGGAATCATGCAATCTTTAGAACAAAATACGCAAGAGTGGCTCGATTGGAGAAAAGAAAAAGTCTGCGCCTCTGATCTTCCTATTATTTTAGGAATTTCTCCCTACTGTACCCCTTATGATTTATGGAGAAAAAAAGTTGGCTTCATTGCTGATGAAAAAGAAACCGGAGCCATGAAATATGGAAAAGAGCTTGAACCTGAAATAAGGGATTATGTTAATGACTCTATGGAGTATCTTTTTTGGCCGATAGTTAAGGAACATCCCCGCTTTTCTTGGGCAGCTGCGTCATTAGATGGATGCGATGAACAAGCAAAAGTCATTTTAGAAATTAAATGCACTTCTAAGGGTAATCATGAAATGGTACGTCGCGGTAGCTGCCCGGATATGTACTATCCACAAATACAATGGCAGCTCTTTGTTACCGGCTATGAGATATGCATCTTAGCGCATTATTATTGCGGCGAGGTCGTTCATACAATCGTTAGGAAAAATGATGCGTATATCAATGAAATTTTATATCATAGTGCCTATGAATTTTATCAGTGCATGGTAAATTTCGATCCGCCCTCTCTTTCTGAAAAAGATTCTCAGATGATCACTGATTTTGAATTTTCTATATATGCTCAAGAATGGAAAGAGCTAAAAAAAGAAAAAGACAAGCTTCAGAAAAGAGAAAAAGAACTGAGACAAAAGATGATTGATTTCACCGATGATGGAACTTGCCAGGGATTTGGAATATCCCTCAAAAGAAAAACTCGCCAAGGAACGGTTGACTGGGAAAAACTATGGCAAAAGGCGAGCGAAAAATACCCTTTGCAAAAAGAATTTGATCTTAACACTTATAGAAAACCGGATAGTGTATTTTGGGATATAAGAGAGATTTGATATTTCTATGCTTTTTTTTTATTACTCTTTTATTTATTTGGATAAGCGGAATTTGGATTGAAATTAAACGGATGAAAAAAAGAAAAGGAGATCCCGGAAGTTAATCACTCCGGAGTGTCGGGGGTTAGGTCAATATCTAACCCCGTAATATCTTCAATCAATTGTTCTTCTATCTCTTCTATCGGGTTGTCATCGGGCCATGCGGCATCCGAAATCGTATCTATTAAAGCGATCATAACCCCCGCCGAAATGATAACAATAATGAGAATAGAGCCAAAGTCGTAAAGTTTCACGCTACATCCAATTTAAAGTATCATAGTCGCTAGCGGCTTCCACTTCATTGATATAAGCCACCAACTTAGCTTCATATTGCGCCCGCTTTTCTACATCCGGAAAGTACGCGGCGCATGCGTTAAAATAAGAAACAATTCTTGGGTCTCTTAATAGCTGCCTTTTATCAACT